GCGGTGACAAGACGACACCCTACAGAAATCTATTCGGCAAGTTCAATACGCGTTACACGACTCCCAAGACGACTGCCATCATCTCACAGCCGTTCGGAACTGTTGAGTACGATCTCTTTCACTTTGAGACGATAAGCGATGGAGAAGCGACCAACGAGGAGTACAAGGTGTCGATTGCGAATATTCGCAAGTCGCTCGATCCTGCAAACGCGTATGGAACTTTCGATGTTCAGATACGTCGCTTCACAGATGTGGACACTCTGCCAGAGATTCTCGAGGTATATCCTGCTTGCAATCTCAATCCAAAGAGCGAGAATTACATTGCTCGAAAGATTGGAGACAAGAAGGTACACTTCAACTTTGATACGACTTCTGACACAGAGCAGCGCCTCATCGTTACAGGCAAGTACCCCAATCTGTCAACGAGAATTCGCGTCGTCATGAATCAGGCAGTTGAGAATCAGACGGTTCCCACCGACGCGCTGCCATTCGGTTTCAGAGGAATTCCTGTCCTCAAGACATCTAACTCTCTCACAGACGATAGTCTTGTTGTGCTCTCAGACAGATTCGGTGTGAGCCTAGGTGATAGTGCAACATCTCGACTCGGAGGCATAACAGCAGCAGTGACTCCGCTCTCTGCGTCCATTCTTCCTCCCCTTCCTCTTCGATTCAAGGTGACAAGAGGCGCTGTGAATGATGGAACGTCAACAGCTATCTCTTTCATAGGAGATCCAGGCGACAACGAGCGCGCCGACAATCGTCTATACTGGGGTGTGAAGTTTGAGAGGCTTCCCCTAGAGGCCACAGTCACAAATGCCGTGCTGAACTCTAACGTCTCTGATGTCGCCAATCCCCTTGTGAAGGGATATGCGAAGTTCCAGGGAATTGCAAAGCTTGACACACTAGTGACAGGCGCAGCAGCAGACGAGTTCAACAACAATAAGTTCACACTGTCTCGTGTCGCTCTCTACAATCAGCTGCAGGGCGGCCAGATAACTGACGTGACAGGAACAGCGAGAGAGCACATGCTTGAGGCGTCCTACCTCAGAAATGGCACGCCTAGCGCAACTGACTACACCATAAACGACGCAGTTCTTGGTGCGAACAGAATCACAATGGCGACACTTGTTCACTCCGCGTCCTCTGTGTTCAACAGGTTCCAGGAGTTCAATAAGTTCACCACAATGTTCTACGGTGGTTTTGATGGCGTGAACCTCCTTGATAGAGACAATCGTCTCCTCAACGATCGCGCGAGCTCCTCCGACACAGGTGGTAAGGCAGGTGACACGTATGCTGGAGGCCTAGGCCTTGCAGGAACAGCTGTTGCTGCGATGTCAGGCAAGGGCAAGGACAACAACGTTGTTGCCGCATACCAAGTTGCCACACGACTCATGACTGATGAGATCTCTTCCAATGTCAACGTTCTTGCAATTCCAGGCATCAGAGATGTTCTCGTCACAGACTTTGCGCTGGATGCTGTAAAGAAGTATGGCATGGCCATCTATCTCATGGATGTCCTAAACTATGACGTGGACTCAAACCGCCTCTTCGATGACTCCTCCGCCAAGCCGGATGTGAGAGAGACATCAGAGCAGTTCGATGCGAGAGCAATCAATAACAACTACGGCGCATCGTACTTCCCAGATGTCTTCCTTCGCGATAACGTTGCAAATCGTCCTGTGAAGGTACCCGCTTCGGTCGCAGCTATGGGAGCCCTTGCATTCAATGACAAGATTGCCTACCCATGGTTCGCACCCGCAGGATTCAATCGCGGTGCCCTCGCGGAGGTCTCAAACGTCGCGACACGTCTTAATTCTGAGGACAGAGACGTTCTCTATGACAGCAGAATTAATCCCATCGCGACATTCCCAACCGGTGGATTCGTGATCTTTGGTCAGAAGACACTTCAGCAGGCGAAGTCTGCTCTCGATCGAGTCAATGTCCGTCGTCTTCTTCTCGAGGTCAAGCGTCTTGTCGCTGGCGTGGCAAAGCGGTTGCTCTTTGAGCAGAATGATGCCACAACTCGCGCCAAGTTCCTAAGTCAAGTGACACCTCTTCTTGCTCTAATACAGTCTCAGTCTGGCATTGAGCAGTTCCAGGTTGTCTGCGACGATACAAATAACACAACTCTTGACGTAGAGGCCAATAGAATGAATGGAAGAATCGTTCTTGTGCCAACACGTGTTGTAGAGTTCATCTCCATCGACTTCATCATCACAAATAGCGGCGTGTCGTTCGAGTGATGAATACCTATAGTAAGATCACAGATAATCAGGAGCAAAGATAATGGCTGAGCTGACATTCAAGAGTCCAGGCGTGAGCACAAGGGAGATCGATCTCAGTGGTCCTGCGAACGTTCTGCCACAGGGAACTCCTGCTGGTGTTATTGGCACCGCGCAGAAGGGCCGCGCATTCGTTCCGATCACAGTAGCAACATATCAGGACTTCGTCGCTGAGTTCGGTGCTACTGATGGTGAGAAGTTTGGACCACTTGCAATGTATGAGTGGTTCCAAAACGCCCGGGCAGGAACATATGTGAGGACCCTGGGTGTGGGTGATGGAACAAAGCGGCTAGTTTCAGGAATCAATGCTGGCAAAGTGAACTACGCAGGATTCGTTGTAGGCGCTCAGCAGGTTCAAGTAAACGGTCAGATTGGCAGCAATTCGTACGCCGGCATCGATAAAGCAGGTTACAAGGGAGAGCTTGGAAGGACCTACTTCCTAGGCGCTTTCATGTCAGGAACTTCTGCCTCTCCCATTCTCTCAGACACCAATGTGCAGAAGACATCAGCAGCTGTTCCGATTGTTCGCGGCGTTCTAATGGCTGCATCTGGCGTCATTGTCTCACTATCTTCATCCTACTCAACAAATAACGATCCAAGCGACATCTATAAGTCATCTGGCTCATTCACGTCCAACACTGTGATTGGCGACGCTGGAGCTCACCTAGGCACTGTCAATATCAACAGTGGCAGGTCTGACTTCGTTCTCTTTATGAACGGCCTCGTTCCCACGGCCCAGTTCTCCAACGTTATAACAGCATCTTTCGATCCCGCCTCCGCTCAGTACTTCCCGAAGGTTCTCAACACTGATCCTTATAGACTTGAGTCCGCGGGACACTACCTGTACACAAGCTGGGATGTACATCCATCCTACGCAGTTGTTACCTCGTCGGGCGTTCAGACAGGAACTCCTGCAGGAACAGGTCTGGTTGAGGCAGCATTCCTTCTCACGGGAACACAGACATACAACAGCGGTGCCCTCACACTGCCCAATTACGAAGGCTTCGAGTCAAGGTACGCTACCGCATTCTCACCCTTCGTAGTTTCTCAGAAGTTTGGTGGCAAGCCTCAGAATCTCTTTAGACTACACTCACTTGATGACGGTTCCTCCGGAAACAGCCAGTTCAAGATCACAATCGAGAACATCGCTGCCTCCAGAAATGAGAACAGCCCCTACGGTACCTTCGACCTTGTAATTCGGTCCTTTGGCGACACGGATGAGGATAAGGTCGCGCTGGAGACGTTCCGAGCCCTCTCTCTCGATCCCAACTCCGATCGTTACATCGCACGTGTGGTGGGCGACCAGCACATCTACTACGACTTCGATCAGCGGAGAGGCGCTCAGAAGCTTCGCGTCGAGGGGTCCTACCCGAACTCCTCCAAGTACGTGAGAGTGGAAGTGGCGTCCGATGTTGAGAGGCAGATAATTGACGCGTCAGCGCTTCCAGTCGGATTCCGCGGACCACACTTCCTCCTCACATCCGGAACAAACGCGTCGGGCGCAGCAGCACTCCACGGCTATGTGACAGGAACGCTGGATCACGGAGTCGATGTCGCAGACCTTCAGGCCGCGCAGGTCGCACCAATCCCATACCGACTCAACATCGCGAAGGGAACAGGCCTCAGCAAGAAGGTCAATGCTTCCCTCACGTGGGGCGTTCAGTTTGAGGTTCAGGACAATCTCGCTGATCCGAACGGCACTGTGGGTCCGGACGCATCCCGTGCATCCTACACCAAGTACTTCCCGATGTACCACACCAACTTCCGCAATGTGATGCTCGGAGACACTGTGGGCCTCGCTGACGACGGTGGCATGGTCCTTGACTCAGATAAGTTCCAGAACAACCTCTTCTCTCTGGAGAACGTTCAGATTGCGACGGGGTCCACTGATAAGCCCGATGAGAAGGCGTGGGATATTGCCTCCTACCGAAGGAACGGAGTGAAGCTCACAGCACTCACTGCCTCTGATGGACGCACATTCGACGCAAACAACACGCGCTTCCTCGACCCTATCAAGGACTTCGACCACGTTCCCTCGAGGAAGTACCTCAAGTTCTCCTTCTTCATGCAGGGAGGATTCGACGGTGTCAACATCTTCGATCGCCAGAAGTCCAAGCTCACTGATATCGCGGTTCGCCGTGAGATCGACAATATCGCGCAGGGCGGAATTGAGGGACCCACAGTCAACGCCTACAGGAAGGCGATCGATGTTATGTCCGAGAAGTCCGACGTCGACATTCAGCTCCTCGCCATCCCAGGAATTCGACACTACAGCGTGATGGACTACGCGGTCGACGCTGTGGAGAGCCGCTTCGACGCCCTCCTCCTGATGGACGTCGAGGAGCGCGATCAGTTCAACGAGCCCATGACAGGCTCCTCCGTGCAGATGCCCTCCGTCTTCAACACGGTCAACCGCATGGCGGACCGCAACATGGACACCTCCTTCGCTGCGGCGTACTACCCCGACGTCGTGATGCAGGATCCAGGCACCCTCACAAACATTGTGGTTCCTCCCACGGTCCCCGTCCTCGGCGCCTTCGCGCTGAACGACACAGTCGCCTACCCCTGGTTCGCTCCCGCTGGCTTCACACGCGGCGCGATGCCACGGGTCCTAGAGACTCAGGTGAAGCTCAACAGGGCGAACCTCGATGACCTCTACGAGGTGGACATCAACCCGCTCACATCCTTCGCCGACTCCAACGGTGTCGTGGTGTTCGGACAGAAGACCCTCCTCGCTGCACAGAGCGCGCTTGATCGGGTCAACGTTCGCCGCCTCCTCATTGAGATCCGCCGGCGCGTGCGCCGCGTCGCGAACACGATCCTCTTCGAGCCTAATCGTGAGTCCACCCTCTCCCGCTTCTCCGCTGCCGTGACACCCATCATGCAGCAGATTCAGGCGCAGCGCGGCCTCGATCGGTACAAGGTGCAGATCGACACCACAACGACCACCGCGGCCGACGTGGAGAACAACACGATCCGCGGCAAGATCTACCTCCAGCCCACGCGGTCCCTGGAGTTCGTCTCCCTCGACTTCGTGGTCACAAATCAGGGCGCGACAGTTTGATCGCGCGCAGATAAAAGGTAATTGATCGCTCAATCGGGGACTTGCGTCCCCGGTTGATTTTATAGACGCTGATTATCTTTAGACATCTAGCGTTAGAAGAAGATTAGGGCATCCCCAGATCTTTACTACGCCGTGCAAGTCTGCGACCTGCTGCTCGGTGAGATTCTGTTCTGAGTCAGCTCGGATCTTAAACCTATCAATCCTTACGCGCCCATCCGTCCACCAGAATCGGTTTGGAGTCGTGGCCACGTGCTGCCATCCTGACTTGATGTATCCATCACCGCTGCCCCACCGAGTGTCGACATATGTCATGAGCTTCGAGGCTCCCACCTCTTTCGCATGCTTTCTTGCAGCGGATGTGAGTCGTCCGAGTCCACCCACAACATTGGTCGCGAGCCGTGTGCTGTACCTGGCTATCTCGAGGTGGTCAACAAACTTCTTGTGAAGAGGCCTCCGAAGGGACATGCACGCCACTAGATTACCGTCTCTATCCTGCAACCCAAAGCATGCAGAGGACTTCACGTCTCCGTCTATGTGAGTCTCGTTGAAGAACGCCCTCTTCTGCGCAGGATCGACTCTAACAACTGTGCACTCCCTAGCTCCGATTGACCGCCTGGACATACCTGTCTTGTGAGCAATAATCGACTCACATATTGCCCGCTTATCCCTCCACTCATCCTCGAACACGTGAATGAGCCGCACACCGACCTCCTGACACATCCGTGATTTATTAGAGTGGTAGTTCTTACTCTTGAACAGCGCGCTGTGAAAGTAGAGTCCATTGTACTCTATGCCAATCCGTTTCTCAGGAATGATGACGTCTATCTCGTACGGGGAGATGATGGATCTGTCAGACATGGAGGTCTTAAGCCCCATGAACCTGATATACCTCTCAACCTCCACCTGCGCCTGGGATCCTGCCGGAGAGCAAGTGCCGCATCGACCGGATGATGCCTCTATCAGGCTCTTCACAGAAACATTGTCACACTTTACACACCGAAACTTAAGATTCTTGACCCGGTCACGCACGTAGTCTGCTGGATCGCTCTCGAGCACTAGCGTGCCCTCTGACGCTGACAGACGCTTGAGGATCTCATCAGTAGAGAGACGCTTAAGTGCGTCCAATCGACTGCGCACCTCCTCACGTCTAAGGGTGCGAGACACTGTCTGACTCATCGACAACACCCTCTCGTCTGTCTCCTTTGTGAGCCCTTTGGCCCACGGCACGTACCGACCGGAAGTGTATCCTTCTATCAGGTTATTACGGCACTTCTCGATCGTCTCAGACGTCTCGTGCGTGCTGCCCTTATTCCACGCAGACCGCTCTCCTGACTCGAACTGCCGAGACACTGTCTTGCTCCTCGTCTGCGCTCCGCGAGCGAGAGCCTCAGAAGTCTCTTTATTGAGGCCTCGAGACCATCCCACCCGGCCTGTAAGCTTCGCTCTTCTCTCTGATGATATTCTACCCGCCTCATCTTCTCCGTAGGCAGAGTAGATGCTCCCATTATGTCCTAGGACGAACTTTGAGTAGCCCTTGTTCCACCCATAGAATGTAGGAACCTCATCGCACGCGTTGCACCCGCACCGAGGCTTTAGTCCGTTCAGCTTGAGAGCGACATAGGCTGCCTCCACGCTCTCGAACCCGTGCGCAGACATGTGCTCCTCAAAAGGCGCCGCCCTTCCAGACGTGTACTCACACATGGGGCACGCAAAACGCTTGCTAGATTTCATAAACCTAACTATACATGCACCTACCTCGTTTACATCATATGGCTGTGACAGGAGGCGCAATAGATATTTAGATTCACACTGCTAGCCTAGTCAATTAAAGACCGGGCAAGAGATAAACAGTAGAAGGAGAAACAAATGGCAGATACACTTTCAGTCTCAGAGATGCTACCAAATAAATTCGAACCGAAGCGTAA